AAATTATCACAGATGGAAGTGGGACGTCGAAGGAACAAAGCTCCAGTATGGCGTAAGAGTCGCGGGATTCTCCAAGGACCCGGGCGAATACGACACGGAGCTTTTGTTCTACGGTTCCGAGAAGGCCCGCAGGGCATTGATTGACACCCTGCATGATGAATTCGAAAAGGACATTCGCGACCTGTCGACGGGGAGGATCATCTGGGGCGACTACTATATCGATTGCTTTGTAAGAGAGTCGAGCACAGAGCCGGATGAAAATCAGACGTGGACAGGGAACAAGATTGACATATACGCCCCCTATCCCTTCTGGATCCAGGAGGTCGAGATTCAGCTCGCCGCATCTCAGGTGAGTGGAAGCGGCTTCCTTGATTACAAATATGATTATAAATACGACTACGCTGCGCCGGTCATGGGCACGAAGGTGGTTAAATCATCGTTTCCGTTCGACAGCGAGTTCAGAATGGTCATTTATGGACAGGCTGTAAATCCGAGGATAGTGATAAACGGCTATCCTTACGTCTTGTATACGACCATTCCGGCAGGCTCTTACGTGGTCATTGATTCCAGGGCGAGAACAATCACGATGTACACGTCGGGAAGGAAAACAAATCTGTTCAATTTCCGCAATAAGACAGATTCGATCTTTAAAAAGATCCCCGGCGGCAACCTCACGATAACGTGGGATTCGTCCTTTGGCGTAGACCTCACAATCTACCATGAGCGCTCTGAGCCCAGATTCGAGGTGATGACATGAGCGATGTGATTCTGGCCAAGCCCAACGGCGAAGAGGTGGGCGTGATGCTCTTCACGTCCTATGACTTCGAGATTGGCGACTTTGAAAACTCTTTTTTGGTTACCTGCCTGAGGTCGGAATGGGAAAAGATTGAAGACGGCTCGAGAATTTACATTCCGGGCACGGAGTACGGCGGCATCTATCGCCGGACAGAATCGGCGACCAAGCTCGGCACGATCGGCGCGGGAGGATTCACCTGGAGGGGGATGCTGCAGAATAAAATCCTCTGCCCGCCCGCCGGCGCCGACTATGCGACCGATTCGGGAGAACTGAATCAGATTATCGGGGCGAGGGTCTCCGCAGCGTTCCCGGGGCTGTTCGTCGGCTCCTCGGAGTCCACAGGCGTCACGGTAAGCTATCAGTATGCCCGGTACGTCTCCCTGTACGACGGCCTCAAGGCCATGCTCAAAAGCGTGGGCTATAAGATGCAGATCTCTTATGATCAGGAACGTTGCGCGGTGGTCATCGGAGCGGTCCCGATTGTGGACTATTCCGACGAAATTGAATATTCAAGCGATATGAATGCAGATTATGAGATGGTAAGAGACCTCACTGGTGTCAACCATCTCATTTGTTTGGGACAGGGCGAGCTCAAGAACAGGGTGGTCGTTCATTTGTACGTGGACGGCAACGGGAACATCTCGCAGCGGCAGACCTTCTTCGGAGCGGATGAGATCGCAAAAATTTACGACTATGCGGGCGCCTCGAGGGCGGACCTCATCCAGTACGGCACTGATCAGCTGTCCCAATATGCCAATGAGACCTCATTCAAGATTGAACTCGACAGCGACAAGGACGTCGGCATTGGGGACATCGTAGGAGGCAGGGACTATATTTCCGGCATCAAGATGACCGCGCCGATAACGACCAAGGTCGTCACCTGGAAAGAAGGATTCGAAACGATAGAGTACAAGCTCTCTGATGAGGTGAACATTGAAGAGCTTGAAGAGACCGCCGGCCTTATGTCGGTGAGCATGGAGGGTGAATAATGAACATCATCACAGGGTATAGAGGAGAGCCCCACATCACAGGTCAGCAGGACAGGGACATCAATATGGCCATATTCGGGCCGGGGCTTCACATTATGGATATCGGTTCGAATCTGGCGGCGACGATCGTCTCCGCAAACGAAATCAGCATCGCAGACGGCCTTCTGATGGCGGACGGATGCGCTGCGGAGGTAGCCAGAGGCACGACCGAATCGATGGAGATCGAGAACGGGGCTCAGGGAATGCAGAGAATCGACCTCATTGTCGCCAGATACACAATGGTAGCCGGAACAGGCGTGGAAGACATGGAGCTGGCAGTGATCACCGGAACACCGGCGGCAAGCTCCCCGGCAGTCCCCGCATACACAGCCGGCTCCATCGAGAGCGGCGACACGCTCGCAGAATTTCCCCTGTACCAGGTGGCCATCAATGGCATCACGATCGAGTCCGTAACGAGAATCCCGAAGGTCGTGGGCGTGGCTGAAAAGAGCGAGTTTACGACACTCAAGAACAAGGTCGGAACAACGGCCATGGGGACGGTGGCGTCTACAATCACGGCGGCGATTAGGGAACTGCTTACGAAGATCAATGCAAACGCATCAAATGTGGCAGATGCTCGGAGAAGAGCCACAGAGCTGGAAACCAAAACGCAGGGAATCGTGGGGACGCGGTATTATACAGTGTCTGAAGGCGGAGGAAAAACATATATTCCTCTGCAAGAGTTGTCGACGTATATGATCGTCATCAATGCCGCTTCGACAAGTAACACGACAAGAGGACTGTATCTTGTGGGAAGTACAACCTCGAAAGCACTTGGAATCAAGGTAATCAGTGCGGCGAGCGACGTGACGCTAGATGACGTGGGGAACGGAATCCTCAGAATCATAAATAATGGAAACTTAACAATGCGGGTAACGGTCATCACGACGTTTGGAACGATCCCGACGTAAACCGCCCGCCACGGTCAGAATATGGCGGACGTGTATGAATCAACCAGAGGGCGGAGCGATCCGCTCTCTTTTCACAGAAACTATGGAGGGAAACAGCGTTGGAGCATGCGTTGGAGCTGATTATCACGGTGGCCATTGCCGTCTTAGGGAGTAACGGACTCTGGGCATTCATACAGAGCCGATCGACGGCAAAGTCAGCGAGGGATCGCATGATCCTAGGCCTTGGCCATGCGGAGATCTTCCGTCAGGCGGAACATTATATAAGGCGAGAGGGGATCACAACAGAGGAGTTGGAAGACCTCAATAAGTATCTTTTTAAGCCATACAAGGAAATGGGAGGGAATGGAACGGCGGAGACGATCGTTAAAAAATGCAGCGAACTGCCGATTATTTCCCGATCAGAAGCAGAGAGGAGGGACAAAGCAAATGAAGGAATTTTTGACAAGCAATGAGCCTAGGTACAGGCTTGCAAGAACCATCGTCCAGGGAATCATAGGAGTGCTCGTGGCCAATCTCGACCTGCTCATTGGATTGACACCTATCGAGCCCGCCCTGCGCCCGGTCATCACCGGCCTTGTAATGGCTGTGCTCTCGCCGGTTATGGCTATGTTGGGAGGTGATCCTGAGTGATAAGGCGACATATCATCGGATTCAGCGATGCGGATGATACCGACCGCAGCGGCTCATGTGTGATCTTTTCTGACGGCACAGAGACCGTGATCATCGACGGCTATACAGGAGTTGGAAAAAGGAAGCTCCTCAAAAGGCTGAAAAAGATTGGCTGCAGAAGTCCCTGGCTCTATCTGACACACGCCCACGGCGATCACTACGACGGCCTCAAGGAGATTATCAACGATCCATATTTCAAGCCCAAGGGATTCAGATGCTACGATCCGGCATCTATCAAGGCGGGCGCAAACAGGAATGGAGAGATCAGAGACGACCGGAACGCGCTGATCGAGATCATCAACACATGTAAGAAAAAGGGAATCCAGGTCAAGTATGTGCACAGCTCGGACACATATAAGCATGGAGAAATCAAATTCAAAGTCTACCGCGAACAGCCTGCCTTCGAGGGCAACGCAGAGGATCCTCACGGGTGGAGCTATCTCAATGACGGTAGCCTGATCTTCTGGTTCTACGAGCTTGGCACGATTGTGGACGGCGACGGACCGATGGCAATCGGCGAATTCTGCCAGAAGAGGGGCATCCACGCCAAGGATTTCCAGATCCCCCACCACGGCGGGAACTGTAACAAGGGCCGCGCAGAGCTTATGAGAAAACTCGGCGCTATATATTGTTGGGATGACAGTTACTGCTCAGACAGTGACGAGTTTGTGCAGTTTGGCCGCCGGAGATGCATACAAGCGGGCATCAACCACTATGG